TCACTTCGGGCGCTGCGTCAAGCTGGTCCGCCAGTCGCCCATAAAGCCAAAACTCGGCGCGCGAACGGGCTCCGAAAACCAGAAATCTGTATAGGCAGCGATGTTCGGCGCGAGAAACCAATGCGCCTCTCCGTTGGCGTCAACCGCCCACCATTGCGCTCTCTTTGGAGCCTTCTTCCAGTCGATCTCGAGATTGACCATGCGCCCTCCGTCGTGACGACAGAAGTTTAGATGATCAATGCGCGCCCGCAAGCATATCCGCGAGCGCGCACTCCGTCGCTCGATACCCATCGCCATACAGGCGCTGTCGCGTCGCCACGGACATATGGCGGTCGAACGAACTCGCGTAGCCGGTTGGCACGCGCACGAACGTCGCACCCGTCAATCGGTCGAGTGCATAATGCGTGTCCTCGTTCGAGGCCAGCATAACGTCGATCATCCGCGGCGCGAGCGTTGCGATACCATGCCTGCCGGGCAGTAGCGGCGAATCGTCGGATTCGAGAAAGATCCCGATACGCTGCACGTCGTCGACTATCAAATCGCTCACCGGCATGTTGTCGCACATGCCGCCATCGACAAACAGTCCACCGGCGGCCGCAACCGGAACGAACACGATCGGTATCGACGCGCTCGCGCGCGCCGCCAGTGCGATCGGCACGTCAGGTGTCGTCTCCCTCGAGAACTGGAATTCACGTTCTCTTAGAAGGTCCGTCGCAATCACCTTCAAATCGATTTCGAGCTCCGCGAATGTCTTGCCGCCGGTTACGCCGGTCAGATACTCGAGCAGTGCCTCGCCACTGCATAAGGCCTGTCGACGAATCAGCGTCCACGGCGAAAAGCTCATCATCCGCGACCAATCCAATTCCATCAGCATTTGCCGCATCACGTCGAGCGGCACACCGCTCGCGTACAAGCTGGCGACGATCGAACCGCCGGACGTGCCGGCGAGCTCGATTACCGTATAGCCGGCATCCTCGATCGCCTGCAGCGCGCCGATGTGCGCGCCGAGGCGAAATCCGCTGCCGCTCAGTGCAACGCGGATCGGCTTCATCACAGCGGCGCGCCGCCGAGCGGCGTCGAGAAAAATCCGACGTCGACCGGCTGCAGCCGATCTTCGAGCGTCTCGAGCCGCTTGTTGAGCGCCCGGAAATTGTGGTTCAGATCTTCCGCAGTGAGCACGTCGCCGGAATGAAACGTCGTCATCGCACTCGGCGTTGCCGGCGCCATGGAAACGGGCGATGCAGGCACCGGTGCGGTAGCCGTCGCCGGCGGGAACGCCACATCGACCATGCCCTTGATCGTGCCGATTGCGAGCACCGCGGTCACCTGGTCGGACTGCGACAGGCCGGACGCCTTCACGACCGTGATCAGCAGCGGCGCGACCGCCGACGAGATCGATTGCACGCTAACCTGCGTCACGGACGCACCGGCCGCGCACACGGCATCGACGTTCGGGGCGATCTTCTCATTCAGCGTAACCGCCGCACCGCCGGTGAAAACGCCGGCCTGCGAAAGCGTGCTGATTTCGGCCTGCAGCAACGGGCAGACCTTCGAGGCGACCTGTGCGGGGGTTTGCACGGAAAACGACGAACACGCGCTGAGCAGCGCAACGGACGCGACAATGCCTGCCGCGAGCAGCATCGAAAAACGCTTCATGGGAGATTCCTTACTTGAGGGTCTTAATCGCCGTCACCGCGGCGGAAGTTGCCGCGCCGACGACATCGGATGCCGCTGCTGCGGCGGTTGCCTGCCCTGCGAATGCTTCAACGTCGGTTTCGCGGAGCGAGATGGAATAGGAGTTGTCGGATTGATGCGTGAACGTCGCCTCGACGGTCGCCATCTGCTTGCCGTTCCACACACGCAGCACGCAGCATCCAGCGGGATCGGCCGCCTCGTTGACGAGGGGCGATACCTCGTACCGCGCGATGCCGGCATAGCGCAGCGAATCGCAACCGCCCAGTGCGAGGCACGCGGCCAGCACGAGGGCCGCGCGCATTACGGGGCCGGCGCCGGTTGTGCCGCGACGGCCGGGACCGGCGCGGGTGCAGCGTCGGTAGCAGCTGCCGGCGCCGCCGGCGAATCAGCTGCAACCGCCGTGACCACGGGAGCCGCCGAGGCAGCTGCAGGCGTCGCTGCGGCGCCCCCGCCACCACCACCGCCGGCACCCGCGAGGCCCGTCACCGTCACCGGGATCATCGAGACGCCTTTGACGAATCCGTTGACAAGCGATGGCACGCCCTTCGCCTGATAGACGCCGAGGCCCGCAAGCGTGTATGCGATCGCTTCGACCAAGCCATCAGCCTTCGCGAAGCCACGATAGACGAGCACCAGCCAAGCGACGAACAGAAGCAGCCCTGCGAAGAACTTCAGCTCCATATTTCCGTCGTCCGACGCAGCGTGGTAGATCCCGAGGCCAACGAGTGCATAGCCAATCGCGTCGACCAGCGCGGGCGCCGGCGTGAGATGCGCCAGCACGAGGCCGAGCCACGTACCGAACAGCAGAACGCCTGCGACGAATTTCATCCAGGTTGCACGAGTCATGAACGAATCTCCGATTTGTGCCGCGAACGCGGCGAGGTGTAGCGCACGCGCGCCGAGAATTTCGAGCTGACGCCGAGCGCCGCTTTGCAGGAAGTCCAAAGCGCAAGGCGGTCGGCCATCCCGTTCGGCGTGCCTGTCGAGCGAGGATTGCCGAGGTTGATTGCGCGGCTGATCGACAGGAAGTCACCGGCGTCGGCGAACGCACTCAGGGCGTTGTCCGCCCAAAACTGCGCAGAGGCCTCGGCCGCAACGCTCGGCTGCACGATCTGATCAGGATTGCCCTCGAGGTCGACGCCGATCTTCTGACCCATCACGCGGTAGTTGTAGCGGCCCGTGATCTGAATGAGGCCGCCGCCGCGGTACCGGAAGCCGTCGCCGGCTTGCGTATTGCCCAGCTCGGCGGCCTTTGCAGCAGGCGGTTCGTATGCGCGCTGCGCGGGTGTCGGCCCCCAGAGTTCGCGGAGCCACTGGAAACGGCCGCACTCGTGGCCGCACTGAGCCAGAAACGCGGCCTGGCGCGCCGGCGAATCGATCGCATATAGCGCCATCGCAGCCGACAGCGGATCGGCCCACGGCGCCGCGGACGCGAGCGGGATCTGCAGCGCGGCCGCAAGAATTTGTGGTGTCATGGTCATCCCAGAAACAGCTTCACGACCGCATTCGCCCAATCGGGAATCGGTTCGTGCCTCATGTAGCGAAAAACGATCACGCCGACCGTGCCGAACGCGATCGTCGGTCCTGCGACTTGCCGAACAAGGAAGCGCCACGCATCTGCAAGACGGCACAACGCCCGTACCGCGCGCGCGCCGCCCTCCCACGTGTCGACCATGGACTGCGTGTTCGTCTGGATCAGGGAAACCGAGGCCACGATAGCGTCGATCTTTTCGTCCTGACGCTGAAGGTGCGCCTTCACTGCTGCGTCGCTCGCGTCGATTCGCTGTTCCAGCCTGGAAAAGCGGCGCTCTCCGGCCCGCAGTCGTTCCTCGACTCGCGCCGGCGCCGTTGCGTTGTCGGTCATTCATCCCCCGGAAATGAAAAAGCCGCCCTACAAGGCGGCTGCATTGCTACGTCCTATCGACTTTATGCAAAGCTACTGCCCGTTGGAAACCATCGTAGGGGTCGAGCTATATGTCACTTGCAATGCCTGACCAGGCGACAGTTGCACTGAGCAAGGACTTGACGTACAGACTTGCGTGTCCCCGCCATAGAGGACTGAACTGACCGTCCCGCCATTGATCGTGACGTACTCGGGCGAGCGGCCAGCCTTATATGTGAACGGTGAAGCGCCGACCGTGATCGTCTTCGGACCGACCGGGTTATAGCCAGGCGAATTAACGATCTGCACGTTGCCACTAGCTGGCGTGGCGTCATATACCGGCGTGACACCGGCACCGGTCAGGTCGACGCCATTGACGGTGAGGTAGCCAGCGAACCCGCTGTCGATCGCAAGGTTGAATTTCGCTGTTGCCGGGTAGCCTTCGACCGGGGCACCGATGCGGCTGCCGGTGATCGTCACATGATTGGCGGCCGGCCCGATCTCGACCGTCGAGTACGTGTTCGACGCTGCTTGCGACGCGCCGGCAAGTGTCGAATTTGAGATCGAGACGTCGCTGGCGTTGATGTAGAACGCGCTCTGCTGGGCGTTGAAGCTTTCGAAGTTGACGAACTTTGCGCCGCTCGTCGATGTGCCGTTGAGCGAGACATTGACCGTGCACGTCGATGCCCACGAGTTACTGAAAGATCCCCCGTTGATTGATCCGGTACCAGTAGGCGCGAAATTGATGCCGATGCCTCCGCGCAAATTCGACGCGAAGTCGCATGAATCAAAATAGGAATTATTGACGTACACCCAATTCACGAATTGGCCGCTACCCGGACTCACGAGCAGCCCATTGTGTGCATGCAAAATGTCAACCGCATCGAGCGTAATCGAGCCACCGTTCTGCAGGATCATGATCCCAGCCATCGGGGTATAGCTCGCGTTGTCCTCGTCCATCACGAGCTTGGAAGCGTAATAGTCGTTGCCGCCGCCGTTCACGCCGGGCGTGCCCGTGATCGTCCAGCCTACATTGCTCCAGTTACGAATGCTGCCGCCATTCCAGCGCACGATCGTGGCGTTGTTGAACTTGACCGGGTCCCACCCGTTCAGAAAGAAAACGTCCGTAAGATTGCTATCGACCGTACCGGTCAGATAGAGATAGTTCCCAGATGTCTGCTGCGATAACGATCCGAATTTGACGTTTTGCAGCGTGAAGCCGTCCACGGCCGCGACCGTGAGCACCGTCGACGTCGGCGTAGCTGCAACTAGGGTGAATCCGCCAGAAGCCTCAGATGGATACGTGGGGCCGTAGATCCCCACGTTGTTCGCCGTAACCGTCAGATTCTGAGCAACACACTTTGCAGCGGGCCCGAACACCTTGTTGATGCTCGTCGTCTGGGCTGCGTTGATTGCCGCCTGAATTGCCGCGCTGTCGTCCGCCGTGCCATTGCAAGCGGCACCGAATAGCCGGATGTCCCACCCCGTTCCAGGCGGTATCGCCAGCCAGCAACGGCCATCGGATGACGCGACCTGAGATCCGTTGTCACCCGTGCCAGCGTTCAGAGAGCACGCGCTGTTCGATGCAACGTACAAGGCGTTGCCGCCATCGCCTGCCGCGCCGTAGCCATCGCGGAACACTGACTGCGCTGTGGAGGTGGCCTTGGCCTTCAGCGCGGTGAGCGTCGCGACATGCGCTGGGGCAGCGCCGATTGCATTCAGAGCGCCGAGCGCGGTATTCGCACCGGTTCCGCCAGATACGATCGAGACAGGCGTACCGGTGACAGACAGCGAAGGAACGGTCAGCGGTCCAGTCATCGTGCCGCCAGCAAGCGGCAGAACTGACGCGAAAGCGTTCGTCAGCTGCGCGGCGGTCAAAAGCTGTCCCGGCACGAAGGTCTGCGCATGCGCCGAGACCAAGACAAGCGAAAGCACGAGCGCGACGCCTTCCATCAGCGCAACGCGAAATCGAAAAATGTGATTCATGATGCGTCACCACGTGATGGATCGAACGGCGGACACAGTTGTCGACGCGACTATCTCGGATTTCAGCGCTTGGAGCTTCTGGAATGCGGCCCATCCTTGCGCGAGCATCGCGGCGTATAGCCCCTGCAGGTCAGACAGCGTAAATGCCACCTGCACGTTGTTAGCCGCCTTCCAGTAAAAGCCTGGCGGAACCGATCCAGAGATCATATAGCCCTGTGTGGCCTGCATCAGCACGAGCTGGCTCGCTTGGTCTGCATCGAACAATTCAGAAACGCCCGCGGCTGTCTTAAATGCGATGGGCGCTTGAATCGCGGCCCCGTACGCAGCCTGCACATCGGCCAATTGAAACGCCTGTGCCTCCGCCAGAGAAGTCTCTCCTATCGCAGGCGCACTGAACAAGCCGTCGGCATAGCCAAAGCCAACACCAACGAGTTCCCCTCTAGGGATTGCGATCAACGCATCAGTCGTCAAGCCTACATCGGATTCGCCATCCCATAGAATCACGTTCACGACGGCGCCCCCTTCCACAACTGCATATGTCGATGCACTCATCGTATACACCTCAATATTCGATCATCATGAAACCAGGTGAACCACCACTGCCCGCGCCACCGTTCGCCGTGCTCGACGTTGCATACGATCCACCGCCGCCGCCGCCGCCAGAGCCGTACCCATACGATGGGTAGGCATCTTTCCCGCCACCGCTGCCGCCTCGCCCCGCGCCGCCGCCGCCGCCGAACGGACCGCTCGCCCCCTCTCCGCCCGCGGCAGTGCCCGCCACGTTGTTCGACACATCACTGCCCCAGCCGCCGTAGGGATAGCCGCCGTTGCAACCACCACCACTGCCGGTCGTTGCCGTAGTCGAACCGCCGAGGCCAGCCCCCCCACCAAGCAAAGTGAGAGCGCCGCCAGGCAACCCCGATACCGTCGTGTTGCCGCCGGCAGTTCCATCCGCCCCAACTCCAGCCGACTGCGGAGCTCCCGATCCACCGGCACCAATCGTTATCGTCAGCGTGGAACCGGGTACAAGGCCCGTGACATGCTGCCGAATGATCTGCTGACCATAGCCACCACCACCGCCACCAGCGCCGACACTCGATGCCGTGGAACCTGCTCCTGCCCCCCCGCCCCCTCCAGCAGCACAGCCAGAAAACCAACCCTCCGTGACGCCGGCGGGCACTGTCCAAGGACCGCTCGTGAGAAAGATCGCTTTTCTGCCACCGGCGAATGACTGAGCATAGGACGTCGACGCAAACATCTGTTGGACGGCGGCCAGCACCTGACCGTGCTCGGTTTTGCTCGGCGCGAGGGCGGCTGCCGTCAGGAATGCCATCAGCTCTTCCTGAACCATATTGAGCCAGTCGGCATCGAGGATCGTTGCAGCTTGTCCGGTTGCCGGATTGCCACCGGTGAAATACCCAGGCGTGCCGACGGCCGCCGGCACGGGCAACGCCGTAACAGCGGTCGCCTGATCGGTTCGGAACATATGGTTTCCTTACGAGAGAGTTGTCGAGTCGAGCCTGAAAGTCCGGTCGAGAAATCCGGGGTTTGCGACAATAAGCAGGGTATGTGCGGGCCTCAGCGCCAAAAACTCGCAAAGAAGGACCGCGTTACTCCATGAGGCGAGTGGCTCGCCAGCCGTCGATGCGCTCGCACGGAAGTAATTGATGGTTTCGGACGGCGCGTTTACACGCCATGTGTGCGCCCATCCTTCAACGCCAACTGAATCCCCCGCGGCCTGCTGACCCGCACGAAATGGCGTGAACTCACTGATCGAGACGTCAAACCCCAAGTTCTTTGCATAGCCGATGAAATATGGAATCGATTGACCGCCGCTATTGGTGAACCGAGCAACCACTTGAGCCTGACGCACCACCAACGAAGGCGACGGGCCGGCGCATGGATCCGGCAACCCGAGCGCTGCCTCCCACTCGGGAAGCAGTTCGACTGTCGTCGCAGGGAACGCATCAACGAGCAGATAATTGTTCGCGGCGACGTGGCGCGACCAGACCGGCGCGAGCGTCGCAATCGTCCTGCTCATCAACGAATCCGGATCACGTGGCCACGCGAGCCCGCGCGGCATCAGCGCCATCAGCGCCGACGTGAAGTCGGACGCGGAATAATTCGGTGCGCTCATTTACGGAAGCCACGTGATAGTGCCAAGCACCGGCATCTGCCCCGTGGTGCCGACGATGTTTTGAAGCGGCGACGTGATGACGAAGCCCTGCGTGCCGGTAATCGCCGCGATCGCGGAATCGATATACGACCGGTCGACGGTGCCGTTCTGGTTGCCCGGCCCGACGGGCGATCCGTACAAAACGAAGATGCCCGAGATCGCTGACGCAATCGCAGCCTTCTGCGCCGCCGTGAAGTTCGCCGAACCAGTGATCGTGAAATTGATGGGCGACGCGATCGGCGAGCATGAGTACACAAGTGCCGTGACGGGCCGTAGCGGATAAATCCAGTTCGCGACCGTCAGCTGGTCGCCGGTGGCCGGCACCCCTCTCTTCTCGTTCGTCGCAACACCATCGGTGCCGACCGGGAATCCGTTGTTTCCCGACTCGGCCTGGTCGAACATTGTGTAGACGACAACGGTGCCCGGGCCAAAGCCAACGGGATTGCACCACGCTCGCGTCACGCCGGCGACCTCGCGCGCCCACCGCACGTAATCCGATTCCGAGCCGCCCTGCGCAGGATTCTGGTACGCGAACAGCATGCGGGAGCGCAGGCTGTCGTCCTTCTCGATGTCGGCGCCGCCGGTAAATGCCACCGACACCGTCCCGGTCGAGCTGATGCCGGCAATCGAGACGCCCAGCGTCATCGACGTCCCGACGGCGCAATTCCCGAAAGTCCCGGTCAGGCCGGAAGGATCGGCATTCGCCACGGCATTGACCGTGACCACACCGTTCGCGATCGTCCCTTGACTGGTCGCGGTATAGCCGACGCCATCACTCCGGCTGATCGAAGCTCCCGCCGGAATCGTGTTGCTCGTGCCCGGCGAGACGGCGAACTGGATTTGCCCTGGGGTCGCTGCGCCGGCCTGCGTCGCCGGCTCGCGGTAAACACCCTTCAGCGCCGCCCACGCTTCCAGATATTCATCTTCGGCCGTGAACGGATTCGATTGCTTCGCAATGTAGTCGGTATAGCCGTACTGCAGCTGCGCCAGGCCGGCAAGCGCGCGGCCAATAACGCCGAGGCTGGAGAACCGCAGAAGCGGATCGGTACCCGGCAATCCGCTCTGGATGTCGGCCGCGACTTGCGCCTTGAGCTCGGAAAGTGTCGGACGAAGATACGGCATCAGTTAATTCCTTCCCAGGCCCACACATATCGACCGTCATGAAGCACGGTGCCGTTCTTGATGACGACAACCCGTGCGCCGAGCACGCCGCGGCGCACCCATTGCGTCGTGATTTCAATTCGACCGGCGACGCCGTCGTCGATCAGCCACTGCAGCGCCTCGGCGAGATAGTCGTAGGCCCGCTGTGCGGTCTGCGTGGTCTGCTTCGCACGTTTCAGCAGCCACATACGCGAGCCGATCGGCACGCTGTCGTCGGCCCACCACCCACGCCGATCTGTTGAACCGTCCGGAATGACGTCGTCAGTGCTCGCCTCGCGATCGGTGAAAACGCTGATCAACACGGCGCTCGCGAGATCATCGCCAGCGAGCAAATCGGCACCGGCCAGCACCCAATCGGCGTGATTGGTCGCGCTATCCCATGAAAGCGTGATGTCGGGCATGTGGTGCAGGCAAAAAGAAACCCGCCGGAGCGGGTTGGTTGTCTCGGTGCGCGGCAGCGCTACATTTGCTGATTCGGCACGTTCGAGGTGATCGTCGAGTCGCCGCCCTGTACGTTCACTACGTTGTGCGTATGCGAGTCGTACAGCTCGCGCATGCCCTTCATCGTCTCGCTGTTCGTAACGGTGTTGTCCTGCATGTCGCCGGTCGACGAAAGCATCGGCGTATCGAATGCTGATCCACCCGGCGCAACCACGCTGAACTTCCCGCCGACGACGATCTTGAAATCTCCGCTGCAGTTCCAGGTCACGTTCGCCGCATCGTTCACGACAACGTCCTGCCCCTTCGCCTCGACGACGATGCTTCCGTTCTTCAGGTAGACGCTCTTTCCGTCCTGGCTGTACAGGATCGATTCGCCAGGCGCGAGCCCGCGCGGCCTCGATTCTTGGTGGTTTGTTCCGACCACCGCGCCGGCCGACCGGTCGCCGGCGACGTGCAGGGCGAGCGCATCCGAACCAATCGGCGGATTCGACGAAAATCCGAATTCCGGCACGCGGTACCGGCCGGCAGGTACCTCCAGGCCGTTCATGCGAAGCTGCACGATCTGCACCGGCCCCGTGTCGTTGACCAACGTGATCCGGCCACGCCCGAACAAGTTCCGGATGCGATTCAAAATCTCCATCATTGCGGAACCCTACTGAAGTCCGGGCCGACCGGATTGAGGATGATCGGCTCCTGATAGAACGCCTGCGGCGGCATAATCGTCAGCTCGGCCGACGTTCCCTGCTCGCCCTTCTTGTACGTCACGTCCGAGATCAGCCACCGCTTCTTCGGTAGCTTCAGCGACGGAAGATCGATGTCGACGAGCACGTTCGGCTCGTACAGGGAACCGGCCGAATCGCGCCACGAATCCGTGACGAGTCGCACTTGATACGATCGGCCGATCCGGTACGCCATTTCCCAGTTCGCACGCTGCAGGGCAATATCCCTGCCGCCGTTCACATTCTCGGAAATGATCGCCCTATATCGAAAACGCGGCACTGTGCTGTCGTGCACGGTGGAGATGATATTTCCCCCGTTACCGATGTCGCGCAGCGTGTCGAGCCCCTGATACGCTGCGTCGTACCTTGAGAATCGGCCGTCCATTGCCATCATGAACGAGGCCGATGCGACGTTGATTCCCTCTGTTAAGCCACTCGAAGCCACCCGCGTGCCGATTGACGTGTTGCGGGTACGCGTAGCCGGGCCACCGGACGCGAAGATCAAACTGCCATCTGGCATGTCGTACAGCAACAGTCCTTGGTAGCGGCACAAAAGTTCGAGTACCGAATATGACGTCTGTCCAACCATGACGTTGACCTGCTCGATCGGCGCACCGACATCGGTGCCAGCTGCGACGCTGGACGCAATCCCGTACGGTGCGCATAGCGCCGCCGCGATCTTGTCGACCGTCATGTTGAGCAGCTGGCCGCCATCGATGAACGCTGCGCAGTCGACGAGATCCTGACACTTGCTTCGGCCGACGATCCGAACGCTATGCTGATTGCCACTGTACGACGGCATGTAGCGGTCAACGAAGCCTGTCAGCACAAGGTCGTCACCGAGCACGACTTGCACCCAATCTCCGGGTTGCGCGAGGATCTCGCCGACGTCTGGATACGGCTCCGTATAGCTCACCTCGAAACTCGATGGGCAGCGCTCGATACCGCGCGACACGGTCACATCAGTCCACCCAGTGATCGAGCGCGCATTCGACGTCGTGAACGTCTCCTGCCCGGGTTTGGCTGCCGGATTGAACGTGCAGGTTGCGACCTTAAGGGTTACGTCGTCGTTCATTTCGCCAGCGCTTGAAACGCAATCGGACAGAATGCTGGGTGAATCGGATCGATCTGCTGCAACAACTGCGGCTCACGCGTAACATCGTCGTAGATGCGCTGCGCGAGCACCAGCGACGGCAACGTCGCGTTAAACGAGAACGTCGCGAGCGTCGCAAGATCGGCCCCGCGCGCCGTCAAGTCGGCATAGACCGCCCTGCGCAGCGATCGCAGTGCGACGAACGTGTCGTCGTCGCCCGCGTCGCCCGCGATGTCGATCTCTGCGTCGTACAAATTTAGCGCGTTCTTCAGAACCGTCGCTGCATCCTGCTGTGACGATGGCTGATAACTCGAAAGCGTCACGGCCAGCTGCGCGAGCGCGTACCGTCGGAGCAGCGCTGCTGTCGCAACTTGCACCACGCCCATCGACGCGCCGATCTGGCCAGGTACGACGACGTCATCCGGTGAATACCGCACGAGCCCACTCACCAACCGCACGGCATCCGCCGGATCGTTCGCCGAAGCGGCGACCGCAGCAACAAACGCGTCCACGCTCGAGCCAAGCGTGGCGCTATCCGATGGGTTGGCTGCGGCCACCTGCATGGCTGCTCCGGCGGCCACGACAGCGGCGCGGCCAGCGGCCGATGCCGCAAGCAGATCGGCCGGGGTGGTGCTGGGTGAAGCCTTCGTATTGCTCGCCGAATAGCCGGAATTGCCGCCGCCGAACAGGCGCCCGAAGTTTCCGGAAAGCGTCGACACCGCACCGATCACGCGTTTTACGTCGTTCACGGCCGTGACGCCGAGCTGATACCAGGAAACTACCGTCGAAACAGCCTTCTGTACGACAGCCGCGCCGTTCCGGATGTCAGCCGCGATGTCCTTTGCGTAGTCAAGCAGCCCCTTCTCCTTCAGGTTCGCTGCGTTGTTCGCGCTATCGTCCGCCGTGGAAACCTGCGTCGTCGGGAACTTGCGCGGCCCGCTCTTGATAAGAGTCAGCCGAATTTCAAACACCGGCCCGAGATCTAGGCGTTCGACCGTCTCGACGCCGAGGCATGCCACGCTATCGACCGTGCCGAACGTAGGATGCACGAGCGTTGCGTTGTCAGGGCTTTCGCATACCGCCAGCAAATTGTCGCGCTGCTCAATCACAGAGCCTGCGCCCGTCCTAAGATCGTTTTCCAGGAGAAAGCCGATCACTTCGAACGCGCGTGGCTTCTTGCCGAGGGGCTCTGCCCACACGTCATCGCGAAACGCGTAAGTATGGACGGACCGGTTCTGGCCGGTCAATGTTCGAATCTCGAAAACCCCGAACGGCACGCCGCCGAAGCTCGCCGCCTTCAGGTTCGAGAACCAGTCTCCGGTCAGCAGCGAGCCAAGATTGTCGGCAGCCGACGCAAGGCCGCCAATGCTGCCGACAACGCTCAGAACATCCGTTGTCGTCGATGCCACTGCGATTCCCCTTAGATCCCGTCGAGACGGTACTCGACTCGCGTTGGCAGGTAGTTCCCTTCTGCCGTCTTCGCCTCGGCCCGCATACCTTGCGGAACGTTCTTCATATCGAGGATGATATGCATTGCCTGTTGCTGCATATCAGCAACTCGAGCATTTCGAGCGGCATCCCCTGCGGCCGCGCTCGAGCTCGCATCTACAGCGCCGCTTTCGCCGTATCGCGCCTGCTGCTTGATTGCAATTGCCTCTTCCTTCGCTGCAGGAATATTTTGCTCATCCCCCATCGCGGCAAACACTGCATCAGCCCATTTCCCGCGCGACCGCGCCTCTTCTTCGACCATCTTCGGCCGCTCATAGAGGCGCGATACGATTTCTCCAGCGTCTCGGCCCGTCGATACCGATTGCAGCTTCCTCCCAGCAATCTGCGCCTGGGAATCTCCATGCCTCAACTCGTAATCAACGAATTGCAATTGCTGATCCAGCGTCGCCTTTCGGATGTCGATACCGAAAATCCTCTTAAATGCCTCTTGCCGATCCCCATGCCACTGGGCGACGCCAAAAGCGTTGCCGTTATCCCCAACAGCATTGGGATCGAATCCGGACTCCCTCCACAGGTTCGCTGCAATGCCCGACGCGGCAGCCTGAGACCAGCCCATCGACATCATGCGCAGCGCGACGGCGTGAGCTTTCGGATTCTTTCCAGGGCCATTCTTCAGGTTCTGCCCGACAGGATCTCCGTCCCAAGCTTCCCCTGATTTCGCCTGATGCCTCGCAACCTCATCATCCTCTCCCTCATTCAGATTTTTCGAATGGAGAAGGGCCAAAATTGCAGCCATCACCGGGGCAGTCGCAAGACTGGCAAGTGCCCCGGCAGCCGCAGGCACTGTTACCGTAGTAAGCGTCATCAGACTTGAGATCAGGCCCATAACACTCGCAATAGGCCCCGCAAGCGTCAGTCCCGCAATCGCGATCATCACTCCCTTGATTCCGCCGATGCTGTCCCAGAGCGTCTTCGCCTTCTTCGACACTTCGCCCCAGTCGATGTTCGAAAACCACGTGACGAACTTCTGCACCGCCTCGGCAAGCTTGTCAGCGAGGTCGGCTCGGTTCTTGTCGAGCCATGCAGCGAATGCGTTGACGACAGGCTCGAGGATCGGCACCAGGCCCGAGCCAATGCTGTTCCCGAGCCCCGACACGGAGTCCTCGAGGTCGTTGATGTTTTGCTTGAAGCGCGTGGCACGCGTCAGCTCGTCTGCCGTCGGGACAAGCCCCTTGCGCAGCGCGCGCGCCCTGTCCTCGCCATACGTTCCCTGCTGCAGCATCGGCAGCAGTCCCCCCATTCCCACCGCGTCGGCCGCAGCCCGCTGGGTGACCGCGCTGCGTTGACCAGCAATCGCCTTCATCAGCCTCTGCTGGGTGGTGTAGTAGTCGACGGTGCCGTCCTTGTTGCGCTGGATCTGCACGCCCATCTTCTGCATCAGCACCAACGCGGCCGGGTTCGCACCGTTCGCAGCTGCTCGAATGGCGTCCTGCGAGGACGCGATCGCCGAATCGAATTCGCCTGCAGAAATGCCCGCGCGCTTCGCAGCCACGTGCCAGGCCGCGAGATCCTGCGCACTCATACCAAGCAGCTTCGATGTCTTGTTGAGCTCAAAGCCGAAACTGCTAAAGCGCGATGTCAGCCCAACGATGCCCGCCACCGTGCCAGCTGCGCCGATCGCGGCGAGGCCCGGCACGAGTTCGACCACCTTGTCGACGAGCGAGTGCGCTGCGCGCGCGGCCGACTCTAGCCCCTTCGTCAGCTTCTCGAAGCTACGCAGACCCACCGCGCCAATGTTTGCGAACCGCTTTTGCGCCTTGTCGACCGGCGCCGTCACCTTCCCTAGCGCGGCCTGAATCTTCTTGATTGAGGCGGTGGCCGCATCGTCAGCGCGGATCCGGATAACGAATTCTTCGGCCATCGCTTCAACCCTTCTTATTCATCAGCGCAGCGTGATACGCATACTTGCGCACCTCGCTCCATGTCATGCGCTTCGTCTCGCTGGGCTGCCATCGCCAGAAGCGCTCAACCAACTTCACCTGATGCTCCCAATCTACTGGGAGCCCTCCGCGTTTCCCTCGGGGTCGTCCTCGTCCGGCGGCGACAAGAAAAACATCAGGTATTCCTGCGCCCGGTAGTATTCGCGCGCCTTGATCTTGCCGAGGCCGACGTCAGGCACCTGCGACTGCTCGCTGATCAGTGCGCGCACGGCCTTGATCGGACCTTTCGATGTCGCCATCTTGAGAAACGTCTCGATCTGGTCGAGCGACGGCTCACGCAGCGACAGTTCGGTGACGACTTCCTCGTCGCCACCGGTACTCTTGATCTTGATCGGGTCTTCGAGCTCGATGCTGATCATCGGCGGCTGAATCTTGCGGGGCTTCTTCTCGTTGTTTTCCATCGTGCGCCTCACGAAACGGTTTGCTCGACGACTTCCGGACCCTCGAACGTCACTTCGAACGTGCCGTCCTCCGTTTCGACGTCCAGGTCGCCAACCTGACCCATGTTGCGGCCGGTCACGATCTTGCCGCTCGCCAGTTCCAGCTGGATCGTCTCGTTGCCCATCGCATTGAAGTCGGCGACAGTCAGACCACCGGAATCGCGCAGCGACATTTTGATGCGGCCGACCTTCGGCATCGCCTTGAAGCCGTGAAAACCATCCTGGCCGACGAGCGAGCTGCGTTCGATCTTCGTGGGCGAGTAGGAAGCCTTTCCTTCGAGCTGATACGTCTGGCCGTTGATCTTCGCGTTCGTGATCCCGGCGAGCAGTTGGCTACCCGACATGTGTTTCTCCTGAAAATGAAAAAGCCGCCCGATGGGGCGGCCGTCCCTGCATTACCGGCAGCGTTACTGCAAGCGGAACTGCACCAGCGTCGCGAACGTTCGCATCTGGTTGACCGGCGTGCCGGGCCAGAGGATGTCCACGCGATTCGGATTGACCGTGTTTTTCTGCACGACGAGTGCGGCAGCGAATGCTGCTTTGCCCTGCACGAAACCAGCATCGACGCGCTCGTTGTACAGCGCGATGATGTCGGACTTGATCGTGCTCGGCGTAACCAGATTCGATCCGGCCGCCGGCCGCGACCCGTCGTCCGTGAGCTTGCAGCGCGCATATTTCGACGTCAGCATCGCCTGGAGCGTCCGAATCTCCAGCACCAGCTGGTACATCGTTTCGACTTCGAGATAGCTGTCGTCGTCGACGCCCTGCGCGTTCGTCTGGTAGGTCGTGATGATGTTTTCGGTCATCACGGTACCGTCGTTCGCCACGGTGAACGTCGACATGCCGTCGAACAGCAGCGTATTGCGAATCGACGGCTGCCAACGCTTCTCGACCGCCGGCGGCAACACGCCGTTGAGCGGCAGCGACTGAAGCGGCACGCCCGGATCCGCGCGAACGCTCACTGCGGCCTGTCCGGCAAGCGCCGCCGCCCAGAGCCACGAAGGTGTCGGGCTGCTGTCGGCCGGCAGGATGGTTTCGTGCTGGTTGTTCCGCGAGTTGCCGAGCGTCGTCGATTGCGAGTACGTGCCCGCGAAACCACCGAATGAATGGCCGTACAGCTGCTCGAGGTAGCTCCAACGCCCGTTCTGGTCGTTGAGAAGCGCCTTCACGGCATCGAGAGAGGCGGCATCGTTGTACGGATTGACGATGAAGTCGAACGACTCCGTCCCGAGATTGCCGAGCGCAGTCGTGAGCGACGGATTCGTCGCGCCGCCGGTCATCGCCGTAATCGAGTACGCCAGCCCCGCCGGCAGCACTTCACCGTTAGTCGTGCCGCGGTAATTGAAGCGGATGTCGATCTCGTTGCCGCTCAATCCCTTGTTGACCGCCGTGAGGGTAACGACGCCGGTGGAGCTCGTCGCCGCGACCGGGAGACCTGGGACGGCATTGACAGCGGCGGCCACGGCCGTCGCCACGTCTGCGACGGCCTGCCCGGCCGTGACCGGCACGGTAACCAGGTTCCCCGCGATGTATAGCGACAGTGTGCCGTTTGCCGAGGGCACCGCCGTGAACGTTACCTCGCCGGCGGCGGCCGTCGCGCCGGCGGCGTCGGCGATCGGGAGAATCCACAGTTCGCCGAACGTATCGTTCAGGCGGTACTTGGCGACCATGTTCGCCAGCATCGAATTCGCGCCGCCCGCTGCCTGCGCGTCGCCGATGCCACCGCAGATAATCGGCACGTTCGGCGTTGCCGTGCCGGCCGCCGTAATCTGGCCGATGATCAGCGCGCGTTGCGTCGTCGCGCCGGTATTCGCCTGCGAGTTATCCAGCTCGAACAGCGCGCCAGGCAGACGATAGTTTTGCGGGATAACCCGGAACGGAATCGTGCTCATGCATTGTCACCTTCGGTTTCAGCGCGGGCGCTGGTCGGCTCGGCCGTCGCCGGCAGCTCGACGCGCACGACGTCGCCGTCGTTGAGGATCCTGTTCCAGACAGGGCTGTCGTCCGGCACGTCGATGCCGTCGTCCGGCAAAAGCTTCTTCGTATGCGGGTCACGCACTTTCAGACCCGGGGCAGGTTTCACGCGCATGCGGCGCTCCTACGAAATGGATGGTGGAAACGGAATCGAGAAAGTCGGCTGCACGGTGCCCTCGGGCATCACGACCGACCCGCCGATAGCCTCGAGAGCCGGCGGGTTGGATTGCCTGAAATCACTGGCGTCCTGCACGAACTCAAGGCCGATCTCGATCTCGACGCCGCCGACGTGCTCGCCTGCATCACCGGGCCCGGGCTTGCCGCGGACCTTGAAGAACGCGTATTGCTGGATCTGGCTCATCAGCGGCCCGTAGTTGATGACCGCGCGCTTGACCTGGTCGCGCAGCGCCTCGAGCTGGCCGAGCAGGTCAAGAGCGCCGCCGTCGTCCGGTACCGCTAGCGCGCTCGCGCGCGCTTCGACGATCAGGCTGCAGGACACCGTGAAGGCCGGCGCGCCGTTGCGCCCGAACGACTCGCCGTCCTCGTCGAGCGGCATCGATACGAACAGCACCGGATACTCGTCGTCCCACGTCGACGCGTCGCGTGCGCCATACACTCGCGCGCCGGCGTCCGTCTGCCCGATCAGCCCCTGCATCGCGGCTGCGAGCAAATCGGATTTCGTGGTCATTTCGCAACCTTCAGGATCAGGTTCAGCCAACCGACGCCGTCGCTGTGGACATCGAGCACCATGAAACGGTCACCCGTCTTCAGGCGCGTCAGCACGTCGTTCTTCACAGGTTTCGCGGGGAAATCAGCGAGCCGCACGCCGATCACCGGCGCCGTCGTCGTGTACCCGACCGAGCCGTCGTCCTTGTAGTAAGGCGTTCGGAACGAATCGACGACGACTCCGGTGACGGAAAAGGGCGCGCCGCCGGCGGCCGGCTGGTACGACACCGACTCGCCGAACACGCCGTTGATCGAGGCATTCAGCTGGTCGAAGTCGAACATGTCAGCCTCGCTTGATCTGGACGCCAGCGCTCGTCGTGATGCGCGGCCCGATCGTCGGGCCATCGTTGCGCGGCACCTCGGGCTCTTTGGGATCGACCAGATACCCCGCCTTGCGCAACGACGCGACTTCTGCAGCGAGCAACGTGACTTCTTTGCCAGCCGCGACGAGCTTTCCGTCCGCCCCCATCACCATGCGACCGCGGGCGACGATTGCGGTCACGGTGCGGGCCGGTTTGCCGCCGGCCTCGGGTGTGGTCGGCGTCGACATTAGTCGAGCACCGGATCGGTGACGCGGGCGCCGAACGATGCATTCACCCGGCTCGGGATGACGATCGGCGACGACTGCATCATCAGGAAACGCTGCGCCGGATCTTCCTTCACCCACGTTTTGGGCGCATACGGCAACGCCTCGTAGTTGAACGTCGGATCCATGATCTGGCCGAAGGCGCGCGTGCCGAGCAGGTTTGCACCGCTCATGACGATCTCGCCGTCCGGGATCATCGGGAGCTCGACCCCGTTCTCGTCGATGAACCAGTCGTTGTAGACCCACAGGTCATACTGGCCCCACCGGCCCTTGTAGACTGCACCCTGCTCAATCTGCGCGCCCGGGTTGATGATGTTCCCGTTGACGTTCAGCGCCGGGAAGATGATCGCGCCCTTCAGCTTCGGATCGAGAATGAAGCCCGTCCAGGCCGACGTCGTGAAAACGATGTCGGATACCTTCGCACCGGACTTCTTGAGGATCTGATGCTGCCACGCCTCGACATCGTCGACGGGCGTCGCGGTGCCGGCGACCACGTTTTGCGCGGTCCACTTTCGGCCGGCCGACAGCGCCACGGTCAGCGAGGGATCGCGACCGAAATCGATGTCGACAGTTTCGAAGCCTTCGCCCTCGACGCGGACCACGCCGGTGCGCAACGCGCAGCAGCCCATCCATTCGAGACGACGGTTCAGGATGTCGACCTGATCCGTCATTTCGGCCTCGAGGTTCGCCATCTCGCGCTCGACACCCTTCAGCTCACCGCCGATGCGTTCGCCGATCATCCGGCGAACGGGCTTGCGCAGGTCCGGCGCGCGCTTGTCCTTGATGTATGCCGGCTTGAATTCGTTCGTCTGGTAGCGGCGTTGCTCGACGAGCTTACCTTCGACCAGCGGCGAAACGAACGGCGCCATCCGGCGCAGGCCGACGTCAACGTCGATCGACACCTTTTCCGAGTCGGACATGACGATGTTCGGGAAGAACTTGTCGAGCATGAATTGCTGCGCCAGCTTCAGGTTCGGAACAACCTGAATCAGCGTGTTGGTGTCGTACACCAACGATCCTTGGGGCGTGGTCATCCCTCAATCTCCTTGATACGAATTGCCCCGCTGAAAACAAAAAACCCCGCCGAAGCGGGGTTTCTCGAAGCGGAGTTGGGTTTAAGTCGGGTCGGCAGCGGAGACCGAGGACTTGACGAAAATCGTGTACTGCCGCAGCGCTGCGCGCAGCGAAGCGATGTCCCACGAGGGATCGAAATTCAGCGCGCGTGCGTTGACTTCAGCGGCGACGTATGCGCCGGCCGTCACCGGCCCGGCGCTGGCGTCGGCGTAGTCAGCCAGAATCGCCGACGGGATCTGGCTTCCGTCCGTCGCCGTTTTCACCGACAGCTTGTAGGTACCGACCGCGTCCTCGATCTCGATCGTGAACGTGTCGCCAGCCACGAAGGCCGTTGCGCCGGCCGTCAGCGTGAAGCCGATACCGGATTGCGAATACGCGGTCCCGACCGTGGCCGGCGGCAGTGCATTGCCCTCCGGGTCGGTTACCGAGAACGTCGTTGCGGCGGTGGCCGTGAGCACGTAGGCGCCGGCCAGCGCGCCGTTTGCGCTCACGCCGCCGATCGTGCCGTTGCCGGTATTCGAGGCGCCCGGCTCGGCGATCGCGTTCAGCGAGCTCACCATGCCGAGCACCGAGCCGCGCGGCAGCGTGCCCGAGGCCAGGATGATCGGCTGCGAGACGATTTGCAGCGCTCCCGCGATCAGTTGATCGGGAACGTAGGTTTCGGCCCAGATACCCGGTTGCTGCGGGTTATCGCCGATCGTGTTGACGGGAAGCGTCATGACTCTCTCCTTAACTCGTAACAGGTTGACCGACGATCAGGCTTCGCCGCGGCGCTTCTTGCCCGCCTGGACGATCTGCTCGGCCAGCGACGGGGCTTTCGGCGTCACGCCGCCGGCGCCCGCGCTCGGAATGCTGGTCGACGCCATGCGGGTCGACAGGCTGGATGCGCGACGCGGCTGCGCCGGTGCGTCTTCCGCGCCGGCGTTGAGTGCTGCGATCGCCGCGCGCGAGGACATCTTCGTGTCGAACGCGAACACGCCAGCCTGGCGCGCGCGGCCGAGTTTGATGCCGTGCGCCATGATGCGGGCGCATCGTACGCGCTCACGCTGGCGCGCCGCGCTGGCCGTAGCGTCGTCGCCGTCACCGTCGTCGTCTTCGGAGTCGTCGTCACCCTCGGCCGCAGCACGCCGCTCGGCTTCTTCGCGTTCGCGCTCTTCTTCGGCGCGGCGCGCAGCGGCTTCCTTTTCCTTCTCTTCCTGCTCGGCGCGTTCCTTCTCGTCGAGATCTTCCATGCGCTTCGCGTAGTCCTCGTCGGACTCATCCTCGCGCTGCTTGCGCTCGTCGTCGTCACCGCCGCCGTCTTCGATTCGAGCGCCGGCCGCACGCGGAGCATTGCTCAGAAAGCTGGCGAACGGAGCCAAGATTTTCGATTTCATGTCGTTCCTTTCAATGGTTGTCAGCCAAGCTCTTCGAGCAGGGCGAGAAGCGCCTCGTCGGGCGCCATCACTGCATCGGCCAATCCGATGCTCACGCCGGCGTCGCCCATGTAGCAGGCGGCCTCCGTCTTGCGGACAACGTCCGCCGACAGGCCGCGATTGCGCGCGACCGTCGAGACGAACAGCTCGCCCATCGTGTTGATGTCGGCCTGCGCTGCCTGGTAGGCCTCTTTCGAGAGCGGGATCTCCGGATGGAAATCCGCCTTGCGCTCGCCGTAGGTGATGAACGTCACGGCCATACCGGCATTCGTCAGCGCCTTCGACCAGTCGACGTGCATCACAATCACGCCGATCGAGCCAACGCCGCCGGTGCGCGGCACGATTACGCGATCGGCCGCGCTCGCGATCGCGTATCCAGCCGAATACGCCGACTCGGTCAGGATCGACCACATCGGCTTATTGCCGCGGTGCGCGTAGATCGTGTCCACGAGATCGAAACACCCGGCCACCTCGCCGCCGGGCGAGTCCACATCGAACACAATTGCCTTGACCTTCGGATCGGCGTGCGCGCGCAGGATCGCTTGGCGCAGACCGTCGTAGCCGGTCATACCGGACCACGGACGGAGCGAGCCAAGCTTCTGCACGAGCGTGCCCTGCACACTGATCAGGGCCACGCCGGTGTCCTCGATCATGTCGTAGCCGGGATCCGGAACACGCCCTTCACGCGAAAAGCTGTCGTAATCGTCGTCCCAGTCCTCCATCGCCATTGGCTTCAGGCGACCGCCTTCAAGCCGCGCGATCTGCGACACGCCGAGCCGATCCATCAGCGCGGCCATGATCACCTCGGCCTTCTCGCGGCGAATCGCAAGCGGCACGTTGAACAGCCGCTGCGCCATGTGCGCGAACTTCATCAGACTTCCTCCGGAATTGCGCTCGCTTCCTTGACGCTGTCGCCCACCAGCGTCGCCGGCGGCCGCAGGCCGAGATTGCGGTAATAGGCCTCTTCGACCGCACGCCGCTGCGCGACTTCGCGCCAATCGGTACCGCCCGTCTCGGCACACTCGTCCTCGAGCGACGAAAAGCCGCCCGCGACGCCCATCGATGCGCCCTGCCGCTCCTTCACGATGTCCACTAGACCGCGGCCCGGGCCGAGCCACTTCGCGCGCGAATACGCCGCGCGCGCTTCTATGAAGTCGGGCACGTCGCCGAGCGGCATCGGGTAATCGTCAACTTCCATCGATTCCTCGAGCCAGCCCGTATAGATAGGCTGCGTGTACGTCGCGGCGAAACCGAGGCGCCGCCGGTGAAACGTCTTCCACGCCTCGAGCATCGCCGAGCGGTATGCGCTGTAGTTGACCTCAGCCCAGTTCTGGCTGATCTGCTGCGCGGCCAGGCCCGTCGACGCCGAGAAGCTGCGCAGGAACGCGCTGTTGAATGCCGCGTAATTCGCACTCGGACGGTTCGCCATCACCGAGCCGATCGTCTCGCCCGGGAACAAGTGCGTCATACCGACGTTGCCGAGCCGAGTCTTGCGCTCGGCGTGAAACGCTGCTCGTTCCTCCTGATACTTGTTCAGGCGGTCAGGGCTTTGGAGCGCTTCCTCGACCAAATCGCCATCGAACGGGCTCTGGATGTATGCCGCGAAAAACGCATTGACGATCGCGGCGTCGAGCTCCGTCTCGTCGTACTTGATGAGCATCTTGAAGCGCTGCAGCACGGGCGTCAGAAAACCAACGCCTCGGTGCTGCGACGCCCGATCATGCTCGTACGAATGGACGATAATCTGTCGCCCCCAGTCCGTCTCGCGCGGAATCCGTTTCCAACGCACGGACTTCGCAGCGCTGAACCAGTCGCCCTGGTGCGCCTCGCGAATGTGATACCAGGTCGGCGCGCCGAATTCGTCAACCTCGACGCCACCGCGCAGCGCCTGTTGGTCGAACTGCAGTTGCGGGTTCGATAGGCGATCGGGATCGAGCACCTGAAGCGCAGTCGCATAGCGCGCGCGGCCGACGCTCACCCGCTGCGGCAGGTAGTGCAGTTGGCCCAGGCCGTCGCCGTCGACGATCTTGTGTCGGAACGCAACCTGGAACAGGCCGGGTATCGGCAGCATCCGTTCGGCGTCGCAGTAGAAGCCGGGATCGTGCGCCCATGCGCGATAGTTCGCCTCGACCTGCTGACCGAATTCATCGGCCCAAACGTGATCGAATGCCTTGTTACCGGTCAGCGCGCGCAGCGCGACGTGATCCGGCTTCGAGATCGGCCGGAAGTCCGGGCCGATGACGTTGTCGAGCGTCCGCATCACTGCGGCCGTCGCCCATCCGTCGTTACGGACCAGATCGCGCGCGCGGGCGGTGATCCGGTCGTGGTACATGTTGATCTCCCCATCGGGAGACCACAGGTACGGATTCCAGTCCTCGACGTGCGCACCGTACAGGTTCGCAGCGTCGTAGGGGGTCTGGCTCGCTCCGGACAGCATCGACGCACGCCCCTGACGCGGGGGCAACGGCTTGCCGTCCACGCCGAGAATTTGCACGGGATTGTCCATTAGCGATACACGAATCGAATTTGCCTGCGTGCTCGGCGCACGATGCCGAGCTGCTCTTGAAGTTTCGAGATCAGCCCGTCGAGCGTACCGAGATCCGTTTGACGGAACGTGACCGAGCGCGAGCCGTCGCTCTGCGAGTAGTTGGCGCTCGCAACCAATTGGCCCGCGGCCAACTGGTCGTAGGCCTTCAGCAGCGCGGTCAGCTGCGCCTGCAAGTCGGCCCTGCTGCGTCCATCGTATGCACCCATCACCACTCCGTTATGCGAGGCGGCTCGCGCGTGATTTGCCGCTGCCGCTCGATGCGCCCACCTTCTTCACCATCGGCCCGCGCGCCGCCGCTACGACTGGGGGTGCCGCTGGCTGCTCGACCGTCTCGTCCTGCTCACTGCCTTCCGCGCCGACCGCAGGCTTCGGCTCGATGTATGGCTTCGCCGTGAAGGCTGCCCCAACTTCGTCAGCCAGGCGATTGAGCTGCAGCCCCTTATGGAACAGCGCGCATAGAGCCGCGTACGCATATACGCGGCAGTCGAGCGCCTCGTTATGCTTCCCGTTCGGCAATTCCCACACCGTGAACCGGCGGTTTGCGATCGTCTTCTGCACGCGCCGCTCGGCGGTGAGCTGCGCGTAGTAGTTCAGGTCGCGGTCGGCCGGGAAGTGCATGTATCCCGGACCCGGCGTTTCGCGCTCAAGGCGCCGGTAGATCACGTCCTTCGCGGTGTTGACGCCAACGATCACCGGACGATAGTTCGATTTCGTGCGCCGCGTCGGCTTCTTGGTCGGCCAAACCGGCGAGCGCGCGCCGTTCTTCGCTGACTCGCCCTTGATGCCGAAAATGTTCCGACCGAGCCGGGCCTTCGTGAACTCGTAGGCCTTCTGCGTGTTGGAGCCACCGGTATCGACGCACACAGCGTCGATCACGAACTCACGACCATCAGCGCGACGAAACCTCGACATGAGGTAGGCGTCGAGCGTCGCCCAAACCTCGGGCTCGTTCGGGTCGCCCTCGAATACGCGATAGTCGATCGACCAGCTTTCCTCATCGCGGCCCCAACCTACCACCTCAACCTCGAGGCGATCGGGCTGCGTATCGACGCCTGCCGAGAGAAGCGCGACGCCGGCGGGCACCTGTGCAGGCCACACCTCGCCGCGCTTCGCGAGCGCTTCGAGGTCGAGGTTCTTCCCCGAGTGCGCGCGGTACGGCAGGCCGGCCTGCGTGTTCCACCAGGTCTGTTTCTTCGTTTCGTCCTGCTGCGCATCGACCCATTTCTTGGCGACCAGGTGCGGCCGGTCCTTCGGCCACGGGCTGTAAAGCTTCGATGCCTGAAAACCCGCATGCTCGTTGTCGATGCCCCAAGTTCCACATTTCGGGCATTTCGCACGGTATACGGCGTGCCGATCCGAACTCCACCACTCCCAAACCGCAGTAACAGCTGCGTCCGGATCGCCAGTCTGGCCACCGTCGCGCCACGCCTGCTCGTACGATTCGAGCGGAAGATGCCGCTCGCCGCAGCATTCGAACGGCTTCGTCTGGTGCCAGCGCGCCGTCTGCAGCGCGCGCAAGCGCTCGCCTTCCGACCAGCCGGAACCGCAGCACTCGCAGTAGATCCGCGCAGTCTTCGTGTTGTGCGAGACGACGTTGCCCTGCGCGTCCTTCTTCTTTTCCCACTCGACATGGCGGAAGAAGTCGAGAAACTGACGGTGGCCGCAGTGCGGGCATTCGACGCTCGCGCGCCGCATGTCCGATTCCTTGTAGCTGTCCTCGATGCGGCTCTCGTCCTGCACTGTCGGCGAACAGGCGCGGATCGACAACCAGTTGCCGAACGTCGCCGTTCGTTCTTCCGCCAGGCTGATCGGGTCACCTTCACGGGTGATCGGATACTTGTCGACCTCGTCGGCGAGGATCACGCGCACCGGCCGGCGCGCAAGGTTGTCCGGGCTGCCTGCGCCAGCGAGCGCGAGAAAGCCGCCTGGGAACGACTTGAACAGCAACGTCTCATCGGCGTTACGCATCTTCGAAGTGCCAACCAGATCGCGCAGCACCGGCGTCACGCGAATCAACGGCGCGATGCGTTCCTTGCTGAACTGCTCGGCCGCGTCTTCCTTCGGCTGCAACAGCAGCATCGGACTCGGATCGAGGTGCGCGAAATAGCCGAAGGTATTTTCGAGCAGCGCGGTCTTCAGCATCTGCGTGCTGACCATCGCCGTGATGACGTGCACACCAGGTTCGGTCACGGCGAGCATCGGCCCGCGCGCCACCTCCACCGTTGCCGTCGACCAGTCGCCCGACGTGCTGCCGGCCTCCTTCGCCAGCTTGCGGAATTTGTCGGCCCAATCGGGCACACTGATCCGCGGCGGTGGCGTGAAGCCCTTGCGACCGTTTAGCCGCAGTACATCAGCTTTTCCGTTTGACGAGCTCCGAGTCGTCGGGTTCTCCGAGTTCAGAGAGTTGCTTGTGGACATAGGCGGTCAGCACGTCGGGTAGCCGATCCGATTCGATGCCCAGGTCAGCCGCAATGAGCGGCGCATATTTCACCGGCCAGTTAAGCCACGCGTCGCGCGCGGCACGGAAGACATCGAACATGACCGATTTCGCAAGGTCGAGGTCGATGACCATCTGCGACTTCTGTTCGTATTCGAGCCGATTGAGCAGCGCGAGGTAAACCTCCTTGATGCGCTTCGCTTCCTCGATCGGCATGCTCAGGTCGACGGTCAATCCAGCCGTCAGCCGCTCGGCCGCGTCCTCGGACGACTCGCCGGGCAGCAGCGTGATCACCTCGTCGACGACGATGCGCTCGCCCCGGCGATCCGCCTTCGGCTGTTTTCCTGCCGCCGCCGCGTCTGAAGTTTCGGTTTCGTCGCTGGTTTCAGGTTTCATTTCGGATGAAACCTTGCCGCGCGAGCGCGCAGCGCGCCCGTCGGTCGAATCCCGATATTGCTTCAGCTTCTCGTTCGATGCCTCGACATCGACCTTGGAGCCTTGCAGGACAAGCCATCCGGCCTTTTGCCACTTCGCGACGGCCGTATGCGAAACGCCGTGCATCCGGGCGAATTCGGCTTTCGAGACGAGCATGGGATGAAACCTAGAAATGAAACCTGAAACCAAATTTCAGGCCTTGGCGCTAGTCGAAACACGCAGCGCGCAATTGCCCGTGACCCTCCCCCCCCTCCGGAGGGGACCCGTTGGCCTCACCGCGCCGACGCGATCGCCTTCGCCATCGCGGCGTCGAGCTCGCGGCGGAATACGGCGGCGACGACACGCTTGCCGACGCCGCGATAGTCGAGGCGTTGCCGCACGTCGTGCGCATCCTCGAACTTCATCATCAGTTTCAGGCCGGCGGCTTTGCCACGAGTCTTCTTCGTGCGCTGCCATACACCGTCAACGACGCCGGCTTTGGTCTGCACCTTTCCGATGAAGACGTTCGGCTTTCCCTTCAGCCGTACCATCGCCGAACGCGGCAGGTTCCCGTACTGGTTGACCTTCTGCGCTACAGGCTTGATCAGCGCCCGGCTGTTCAGCTTGTTCTTGCCACCGACCTCATAGGGCAGGAGGTATTGCACTGCGATCGGCTTCACGTACACGATCGCGACAGGATTCGACTTCGTCGCACGCTTGATCGCGACCGAGTTCAACGTGAAAGGCGTCGGGTTGTCGAGCACCTTGGTCATGTTCTCGCGCTCGGCGTCGCGCACCTTCTCGGCTGTCGCGTTGATCGCCTGGGCTGTCGCGAACGGCAGCTGCTTGCGCGCGAGCGCGTCGAGCTTCTTCGACAGCGAGCGAATGTCCGATTTCACCGAGAGCGTGAGCATCGTGCGCCGCCAGAATAGAAAAGCCCCGCACGGCCAGTTGCCGGCGGGGCGAACAGCGCGTTTCCGCGCTTCCCCACACACTCTCGCGAGACAAACGAAAAAGCCCGCGAACCTTTCGGTTGGCGGGCTTTCGGAAGACGCATCTTCCCGGGACTGAAATATACGCTGCTTTTTTGGGGCTCACAACCCCTTTTTCTCATGCGCCGGGCGAGAGGCGCTCCAGCAGGTCGGAAAGCTCACATTGCTCCCATGTCGATAACAGGTCTATCGGATCCCGACCGTACCCGGTCGATCCGACCCAATCGTCGAACGAAGCGCGCCGTCCGTCTGGTGCGATCGCGTGATCCACGTAGTCGAGCTCCCCCGCGTCGTTGAAGAACGTGATTCTCCAATCGCCAAAGCCGAATTCGACATTTCCGGATCCGACATCACACCAATTAATATCGCCGATCAGCTTCACGGCGACATCGCCATTCAAGCTGAGCCGCAAAATCTCTACTACCTCGCCCGCTGCAATCACAGTTACGCCGCCTCCCCGATCTTGATCAGGTGCTTCGCGACCAGCATCGGCAGCAACGCCGACTTCCCGGCCTGATAACTCGCGTGCTGGTCACCAGCTCGCGTGTTGCTCCAGACATCGCGCCCGCACTCCTTGTTGCGCATGCTAACCGAGATCGCCGCGCGCTGTTCGACCGGAAGCAAATCGATACAGAGCTGGATCTGTTCGGCTTGCTGGTCCTCGACCCATTGTTCGGCCTGCTCGGCGAGTTCCACCTCGTTCATCGGCGTTTCGTACCCGCGGCACGTGCGATCCTCCGGGCGATAGAAATGCGCCAGCTGCTCGGCGTGCGACTGCCGAATCTGCCACCGATACCAGGTCAGCAAGAGTTCTTCGATTTGTTGGCTCTGATCGGGCGTCATGGTCATCCTGTCGTCGAATTTGATTTTCACCGCAGACCCGCTGCGGCTCGGTGCTTGGAATACGGGCCACGGATGTACCGCTCGAACCTGGCTTTCGCGCGCGGATCGTGGTCGAGGAATGCACGGCTCTCGACGCCGCAGCGCGCACGGATGAAATCGGCCGCATCGTCCGGCGTGTTGGCCGGCTGCCCCGTCGCGCGCATCCAATCGAGAAACGTCGGCTCGTTCGCCCAGCGGCCGGCGAGCTTCGCCAGCGGGCCGCCCTTCGGTCGTTGGATCTCAGCCATCACGGCATCACCCGAAAAGGGATGCCCCAATACAGCATCCAGTCGATAAGCGACTCGCGGATCTCGATCGTGCGCGGGAACGAAAATTCGATTTCGCCGCCGTCGACCTCGCGACCGACCATCGGGCAGCCGCTGAACGCGATGAGGCGATCACCCGAGGCGCCGTCTAATCGGCGAGCGGCACTGTCAATCAGCGGCGCCGGCACCGACGACAGTTCAATGCATGCGATTTCGCTCATGCCAGGCTCTTCAGCAGAGATTGGAATTGGCGCAACTTTTCGAGGTTGGCGACGTTTTCAGCATTGCCCTGCTCGATCGTGAGCGCCGCCGTTTCGATGTCGGACGCGAGCATCACGAGCTCCGTCGCCACTGCCCGCGCGCGCTCGGCCAGCCTGGACAGGATTTCGATCGGCGGAATCGGTCGATCGGCGTGTACGTCGGTAGTCTTTTCAGCTTTCTGATCCGGCACTTTCAATACCTCCCTTTCTCTGACCTCGATACGTTGATAGCGCCCGCGACTCGCCTCGCGAATCAGCCCCGAATCCTTCAGCCGGCCCAGGCATCCATCGATCACCGCCGCGTCCGGCGAGCTCTTCGTTACCCGCAGGAGATGGCCGGCGATTTCGGAACGCGACCACGCCTCCTGAATCGGGACCATCTCGAGGACCTTTTTGGCGATCGCGGACAGCCCGCTCAAGGCGGCTTGATATTTCGCCGGCGTCATATCTGATCCTCCAAATTCAGCACGCGCTCGCCGCTCTCGAGGAATTGCCCGAGCTCGCGCGACTTCTGGTTCCGATGGACGTATGCCTTCGTTCGGAACACGCCCGGCGCCACCCAGCGCGGGTCGACCTTGGGAATGCGTGATCGGTGCATTTCGGGAATGAACGCGTCGACCTCGACCGCCGTGATCAGTTGGCGCTTGACGGTCGCGATACGGGCGATGCGAAATACGGTCGCGTCGATTTCACGCGTGCGCTCATGAAAGACGATTCCGCCAGCACCGCGCCGCCGAGGCGCGCTATACACGCCGTCCGGAATCTCCACCCACAATCTCACTGGCAATTTGCCTCTCCCATCTTGCGGGCGCGCACCGGCGCCCATGCCTCGTAAGCGACGTCCCATGCTGCGAATTTGTGCTCTCGCAGACCGGGCCCTTGGTCAATTAGCGCGTGGCAATTCGAGCACCCAGGCACCGTAAATTCGTGGCGCGCCTTGAGGCCCATGCCCTTCCCGTGCTTCGCTTGGTTCGAGTGGCACGGAACGACCGTTTCCCCTCCGCCGAGACAACCGCGCATGCGCAGGTAGCACGGCTCGCCGCGGCAAGCCGCGAGATACTTCGAGCCTTCGGCAACGGTCGGCCGCTTCGCGCGACGCGCTATCGCTTTCTTTCGCGGTGCCAGTTCGGGCAGCGGTGAGCTTTTGCGGGACCACGAACCCCGCGGCATTGGGGTCTTGCGCGGACCGAATCCGGAACGTTTCATGCCGGTGCCGTCCCGAACAGCGCTCGCGCCGCGATGTCGCGCTGCGCGGTACCGGCACGCTTCGCGGCATTCGCGCGCCGCCGGGCCATGACGCGCATGTATTCGTCCGGTCGGTTGGCTCGGAGGTCGGCCATCCGGTCGCGGAATTTCTGCCCGGGCGTGCGCGCGGCAGGCCGCGGCGCATCCTTGCGCTTGCCGAGGGCATAGACGCGTGCCGGGTAACCGCTTGCGCAGAATCGCTCCCACCGCGCGATGTGAATCTGGCCGGCTGCGTGCAATGCCTTCAGGTGCTTCATCACTGTGCGGCGCGAGATTCCAGTTTTCGCCGACAGTTCGAGCCCCTCCATCGGTCCCTGGGCGAGCGCGCGCAGGATGGCCGATGCATTCGGGTGTGCGACCTGGGCGTTCTTGTTCGGACGATCGCCGAGGCCAATCTGCAAACCGTGCGTCAATACGGCATCAACGCTGCGGCCATTGAACAAATGCAGGTATTGCTTCATCGGGCCGCCAGCCTTCCAGACGCGGGCGAGGTCCGCATTTTCCTGCTCGGTCCATTTCCGCCACGGGCGCTTGCCTTCCATCACACCTCCTTGATCGTGATCCCATGCACCGCGAGCATGGTTTTTCGCTTCTGGATGTACGTTGCGTTTTTCCGCGTGATCGGCGACTTCACGTCCTCGACCACCTGTTTCCCCGTCGCGCATTCGTAGTAGACGAAGTCCGCCAGGTATTTCGACGCCCGCTCCCACGTGCCGTCGTCCCGCTGCAGGCGCTCAGTCAGCAGGTACGGCACCTGCAGCCGCAAATCCCGGATCAAGCCGGCCGCCTGCATTCGGACGAGTTCGAAATACCTCGCGCGCTCTTTCTCACTGTCGAACCGGATGCCGTCGTGCTCGCACTTTCGATTGCGGTACTTCGGCGCCGAGGCCGGTTTCGTCAGGCTGGCGATCGCCTTCGACAACGGCGCCGGCGCGCCGATCTGCGCCGCGACGTCCGCCGAGCGGGCGATGCTCGTGGTGATCGCGGGTGCACCGATGCCGTCCGCGATGTCGTCGAATTCCGAAGGCGGCTGTACGCCGGTCTGCTGCATCAGCTGCCGCGAGGCCGAGCCGCGGCCCACGGCCCAGCTGTCCCGCACCCGTGCTGTCCCTACGGTTTGAGCGTCAGCGTCGATCCGCATCGGCCAAGTTGTTCGCTTCGTCATGCCTTCTTCTCGCTATCGACGTAATTCCGCAGCTCGCGCCGGGCGATCTCGGCCGCAGCGCTCCCGTTGCGCTCACGCACCGCGGCGATGAGCGCGTGCGCCTTTCCATTTCGGCCTGCGCGCGCATCACGCACTGCGGCCATGAACCGATCGAGGCATTCCTTCGGCGTCATTTCCGGCTCGGCTCGTCGTTGTAGAAACGCCAGAGGCGTTCGTACACCTCGCCGCCGTACTTCGCTTCGGCAGCAAGATCCTGGTCGCGCCACACGCCGGGGCCCGCTGCCTTGAAAACGCGTCGGCGGTACGAAACGGCGTTTTCCTCCTCGCCGCGGACGACGCCGAGCTCAGCACCCCGCGCCTCGATGCCCTGCGGCGTTTCGTGCCACGCACCGAGAGCGCCGGGCGCAGTGCCGGCCGCCTTGGCGATCCGCATGCGACCTGTCGTGTCACCGAACCCCTTGGGGCTGACCAGGTAGTCGAATCCCGCGTGCGGCGGAAGATCGACCTTGTCCCGAACAGCCGGGAAGTAGCGCGCCGCCGCCTCCACGTCGCCTTTCAGGTGCGTCAGGAATGCCCGAATAGCACCGGCGCGGGCCTCGACGAACACCGCGGCGTCCACGGTGCCGACTCGCTCCCCGAGCGCCTCGTTGAAGGCGCGGATCACGGCAAGTTCGACATCGCTGTACGCGGTCTGGAATTCGTCCATCCAGCCGCCCGAATTCAGCCATGTGGCCGCGTGCGGGATGAATTGCGGGTTTTGCCACTGCTCCGAAGTCTTGGCCCGCTCCAGACCCGCCATCAGGTCGCTGAAGAGCTGCTCGTCCGGGTTGCGCTTGGCAAACGCCTTTTCCGCCTTGTCCTTCGATCGCTTCTTCGGGTAGGCCGCCCAAAAAATATCGAAGCGTTCGCGAAGCGAGCGCGAAAGGGTTTCTCTTGGAGTTGTCTCTTGGTTATTTCTCTTGGAGTTGTCTCTTGTGGTTATTGAATCGATAACCCCTCCCTTATCGTTTTGATAACCCCCCGTGTTCGTTTCGATAACCCCACTGTTATCGTTTCGATAACCCCCCACCTTCGACAGATCGACCTTCGCCTTCCCCTCCCACTGGGAAACGTCCTTGTTGATCGCAAGGCTTGCCGCGTACTTGCCGGCCATCCGCAGCACCACGCGCATGTCGACCAGCTCGTCGATTGCGCCGGAGACGTTCGGCGGGAGCACCCCGGTTTTCGTGTGGAACTGCGTCAGGCTGATTTCGTCACTGGCCTTGTCGTAGCCGTACGTCTGACGCATCAGGACGAGCAGCACCTTGTAGTGCCGCTTGCCCAGATCGGCCAGCGCAAGCGCTTCGAGGATGCCGTGAGACACGCGGGTGTACCTTTCTTCGGATTGAGACGGCCGGGGACGTTCAGACAGCTGGATTACTTCGGCCAGCGCCATATCACGCCACCGGCAGGCCGAGCAGCTCTTGCGACTTGCCCGTCGCGGTGCATTTGCGCGTGCCGCGCTTCACCAACAGGGCGGCATCGAGCAACGCCCGAACGCGGCCGCACACGCTGGAAAGTTTGAGATTCGTTCGCGCCGAAATGTCCTCGCGCGTGAGCAGGACCTCGGTCGAATCGAAGCAGTCCATCACCATCTGCTGCGTGGCCGAGAGTTTCGCCACCGAAATGGAGTGATAGCTGTCTTGCTGCGTCTCGGAGACGCGATGCCCGGAGCGGGCGCTGAAAAAGTCAGTCATGCGGCTCTCCTGCGGCCGAAGCCGCTTAGGACTACGAAACCCAGACAGAAGCGCTCTCCGTAGAAAGCGCTCGTGACGGGGTTCCTGCCGCTAGATCACCGGGGGCCGCATTCCCCGAAGCCTTCGCGCGCGCACCGGCAGTTGCTGCCGATCACGTTCCCCTGCGCGAGATAGTCCATATAGCCCTTGGTCGTGACGACCAGGCCGAGCGCCATGAATACCGTATTCAGGTGCTCGAGCGTGATGCCCGCGGAATTCTTCAGGATCTTCGACGGCATCGACTCGTCCCAGCCAGTCGCCTCGATGATCGAGGCCTTCGCCTTCGGATCGGCCATCGCCTCCCGCAACAGGCGCTCGACGACCGGCGTGCTGCGCGGGCCGGCGAAAGAAATAGGTTGTGCCACTGCGTTCATTGTTGTTCCCCGACATTCAAAAATCCGGGAATGCCCCGGAATACCACTTTCTCTAGACTGCTTACATCACAACTGGATGCGAACCACCGCCATGCGAGAATTGAAGCCTCTGACCTCTTCAACCACCACACAACGGGGTTCGCATGACCAACGACGAAATCAACGACGCATTCAAGAGCATTGCGATAGCCCTCGAAATGCAGCGCGCTCGCAGCGACGTCCTGTCGCTTGTCGTGAAACACACGCTTCTTTCTTTGCCGCAGGGAGCGCCGTCAATCGAGAAGATCACAAGCTCCTTGAGCTATACCGGTACCCACGCCTTGTTTTCGACGGAGACGAACGACGCTTATACGGCCGCTTTCGACGCCGAGGTCCAAGTAATTTCCTCATGGTTGCCGCCTCAGAAGCACGGCGCCTGAGAATCTCCTGCCAGTCGGTATCGTCGGGTGCCCTGAGGAACAGGACCCACTCGTCCATCGGATCGGCCGCCATCAGCGGGCCTCCTTGCGATCCGGCGTTCCGGCCGGGGGCTGGACGTCGTCCGTGGCGTCGGTGCGATCAACCAGGTCAGGCGCCGCATACACGTCTTCGAGGCGCCAGATCAGTCCGCGGCCCCTTGCAAATGAAATCAACCGTCGCGCAGTCGCGACCAGCGGGTCGCACGAGCCGTTCTCGTAGTGAGAAAGCGCCGATTGGGTTATGCCGATGTGCTTAGCCAATTCGGCTTGAGAAAGCCGGAGGGCCGAACGGAGGCTGCGGATGTTGTTCATGCACAAATATTAGAACTTCTCTCGTATCAGGTCAAGAGAACTTCTAATCACATCGCCCGGCAAATATTAGCGTGCCTATTTACCATTGAACCCATGGCTACCGTTGAGAAACGCCCCCTTACCGAGGAAGAAATCGCTGAGCGCGACCGCTTGGTCGACGCATGGGAGCGCTATAAGGCAACGCATCCCGGTGCGTCTCAAATATGGCTCTCGCGCGCAACGGGCCTCGGCACACAGGGACTCATCAGCCAATACCTGCGCGGCATCATCCCGCTGAATGTGCGCGCCCTTCTTGCGATCTGCGCTCAGATCGGCGCGAATCCGGCAGACATCAGTCCAAGGCTGGCAAAGGATGTCCAATCGATCCATGATTCAGCAGGACTCGATGGTCTTAGCGATGCGGCTCGAAAGGTAATTGACGCAGTCATACGCGCCGATCGAGCCGGCGAGCCGCCCGAAACTTTCAAATACATTCTGCGGCTGCTTCCCAATGATGAAGAGCCGCTGGGGCGATTGAACGTGTGAGCTCATGCTCGCAATCGCCGCCAGATAACCGCACCAAGGGCTCGAGAGCCCAGTCGTCAGCGATAATCGATCGCGCCGCGATAATGCGTGTGCCATCCTCGCTTGGTACGAGCGCCGGCTCGCCCAACAGCGAAATGATCCACTCGCTTTGGCTGTACGCCTTCCGGACGAAAGCGGTCCTCCCCACAAGCAAGGAATTCCACGACAGTTTGATCCTCGCCAGGTCCCCGGGCCTGCAGCGCAGGCGAGATTTTGCTTCTTCTTTCATTGGCCGCCCTCATCATCTTCCGCGTCGAAACACTGTATAGATGTACAGTAGTTTAGCGCTGCAGCCGCGCGACTTTCAACAAACTTCGCCAACCCCTGACAATCCAAGCAATTTGACGCCTATTTGTATGATTAATGCTCATCAAAATGCACTTCTTGCCTTGAAAACGACAACGGGGACCGTGCGCCGATTTCCCTCGTCAACCTGCGCAGCACACATCACGCTCGTAACCTTCTGACGGCCGTTGAAGAAGAATTTGCACACTCCGTCGTTGGGCATCACCGGATTGGCGGGTTCGAAATAGACACGCTCCACCTTCATCATTGCCGGCGAATCCATTCGGCCAGCAAACCCCACAATGCGACCATGCGCAGCTCCCTTCTCGGCGAACTGCATCAGAAGCTTGCCGTCCCCGAGCTGAGATATGGCAAGCGAATCGCAAAAGTAACGAGCATGACGGGACGTCAAGTCAGCCCCAACTGGGCCTTCTGCGACATGACTACCACTTTCGCAGGATCCGGCCACTAGCTTTGTGTCGGCATCTTGAGCACCGCACACCGCAGGCAAAGCAATTGCGATCGCAACAATTAACGACTTCATTATTTTTTAACTCCCAACGCGTGGTCTTGGCAGTCTAGACGGGGTCTGGCGCCACTTCAATTCAGCCCCCGCCGCTTGACCGCCACGCTTCTCTTTGGAAGCATCAGTTCGACAAGAAATATTAGAAGTTCTCTTGACACTCAAAAAGAGAACTTCTAATATTCACTCCAACGCAGCACCAATCGCTGCGCCACCGCCCCGCCGGGGGCCTCTTTCAACCCAAGGGAAACAAGATGGGATTCAAGTTCAGTTTGGGCGACAACGTCACCATCGTTGCCAGCGGCGAAACCGGCGAAGTCGTCGGGCGCGCCGAATACGCCGACAGCTCGAATCAGTATTACATCCGCTACAAGGCCGGCGACGGCCGCGCGACCGAATCGTGGTGGAGCGAAAGCGCCCTCACGTAACAGGTCGAAACGGCGGGAGGAAGAAGTAGTTACGGCCCGCTGTCTGCACGTGATGCGTGCACTGATGATGACCGCGCCATCGGGCGCAGCCGCTTCGGCGGACGTTCTTTAACCTGACTGTTGGGATAAAAGTTGCCTGGGCTTTGCCCTATCGCATACATGCCCCGCCCACCCGCCGCATGACAGTTTCTCAAAGTGCGGGAGACACAGCTTTCAAGAGCGCGCATTCGGTCGCGGATCCTCCGCATCCACCAACCGACGCAGCGCACGCAGCATGCCGAGTGCGCGCCCTTGAGGGTTTCCGACTGCGTTGATCGAAGGGCGTTGACCTCCAGTGCCCTTCTTTGAGCGCGGTCTTGGATGTCGAATTTTTCAGTGTTTCGGCACTTATTTAGGAATCCTCAAATGGAAAAACTTCTGATCGGCGTGTTTGCGCTCGCCGTCGTGCTCGGCATCGCGATTCTTCGCGGCGTCAAGCGAATGAACGACGACGAGCACCACCGGCACTGACCCTACCGCGGAGAACAATATGAACAGCCTCCAGCTTGTATTTCGGAAATACAAACAATCGTCTGTATTCAGCAAAAAGCGCGATTGGACGCCTTTCGTGGCGCTGGCGGCGTTCTATCTGCTCGCCGGCGCGGTTGCGCCCCCGCTCGAGCGCCTGATGGGGGCTTGGGCATGAAAGCACTTCTGATCTTCTGGGCGAAGTCGTTTGCCGCGCTGCTCGTCGTCGTCCTGGTACTCGCACTCGCGCAGCAGTGGGATGAGGCTGACACGGCCCGAGTGCGCGCCGGCATGGTACGAGGGGCATGACATGGTGACGACCCACTTCGGCAACGAATTTGCGCCGAGCGTCAACGAGTTCAAGGTGATCGACGACTTTGGGACGTTGTGGACGCTGGTTCCCGACGCCGACTATTTCGGTGACTTCGACAACAAGCCGGCCCGGGCCGCCATGGCCTTCCAACGCTCGGGCGAGGTGCACTGATCATGGCCGGCCCGTTTCCCGTCACCGACGCCATGATCGCGCGCGAATTCCGCCTGCAGCGCGTGCCCGGCTCGGCCGTCGACGCGATCACGAACCCGCTTATCCGCCGCTGCCTCGAGCTCGGCGCCGAAGCGCGCGCCGCCCGCGAGGCAGCTGACGAGCATCCCGTGTATCGCGACGCGAAATCTCGCGCCGCCAACGACGTCGACTAATCGCAGGGCGGTGAAAAATGCCCCGATGCCACGTCCGTTGTCTCCACTGCGAAGCTCGTCGCTGCCTCCCTCGCCTGCTGTCTCAATACGTTCGGCCGCCCCGATGTCGAGTCTGCGGGAAACGGCTGTACAGGGTCGATCGCTGGATGAATCAGCGGGACACCCGAAAGATGCGCTGCGACTGCTCCGGCTACTGGTTCCCCCACCGCTGCGGCTCCCTCTTTTGCTGGTTGCGTAGCGACGGATCGGAGCGCTATCCGGGCGATCCAGATTTTGCCGACCGCAACTACGACCCTGTCGCCGCCTGATCTCAACCTCCTACACCGAGGACACCATGTCACTTTTCATGTCGCTTTATCCGCTCGCGCAAAACGCCTCGCTGACGATTCTGGTCGTCGCCGAGGGCGACCAGCTGCGCGTCAACGTCATGCCGAAGTCGAAAGACGAAAAGGCCGAACAGACGCTCTACCCGCTGTCGCTGCTCGCCTCGCCTGAAGAGCTCGATCGGGATTTCGCCGAGGCGGTCCAGATCTACGCGCCGGGCGCGCAATCGGTGCTCGAGCAGGCGCGCGCCGCCAGCGCGGCGAATGCCGAAACTGGCGCGGCGCCTGCGCTCCCGGCTCCGGCTAAAGGAAAGCCCGGCCGGAGGCCGAAGGTGCAGACGGCCGCGGCGCCAAGCACTTCCGATACCCAGGCGGCGAACGCGGGCACAACCGTCGACAGCGCTCCGGAAGTCGATCCCCGTCAAACGTCCCTGCTCGAATCCAGCGCCGGCGCGGCCGAGGCAGCTCAAACGAATGACGGCGATACGCCGCCGGCCGCGGCGACCGACGCCGCGCCTGCGGCGGCCGGCGACGAAGGCATCGATCTGCTCTGAGGAAACGCCATGCAAACCGAAACGCTCATCCGCGAATTCCGCTACAACGGCGCGCGCCTCACCGATCCGTCGCCAGCCTTCAGCCTGCACCAGGTGCGCGACTTCTACGGCAACACCTATCCCGAGATCGTGAACGCCGAAATCGAGGGCCCGGAGATCCTCGGCAATCGCAACGTGTATACGTTCCGCCGCGCCGTCGGCACGAAGGGTGCTGCCATGACGCTCGAGCAGCTGCGCGCCGAGCTGGTCGACGGGACGCTGCGAAAAGAAGCCAAGCACCTGCTCTCACCGGCCGACGCATCGCTCAATCCGATGCGGCGCTTCATGGCTGCCGCAACGTCGCCGGTTAATGGCACGCGCTTGACGCCGCCGATCAGCCACATGCCGGTGTTGCCATGAGTTTCGCGCCGCTTGCCGTTCCAGCGCTCGACGACGTGCCGGCCAGCTACACGATCGGCGTCGGGCGCACCTTCGCGCGCGAATTGACGCTCTCGCTGCTCGATACGCATGTCATCACTGAGGCGGATCTGGACAAGCGGCCGAAGAGTGAACTCGAGATCGCCTCGCGCGCGCTTTCTCGCCGGTGGACGCAGATCACCGACGGCATGCGGTATTTCGACTGGCAGCTTCACATCGATCCGAAGCCTGACGGTTCCTTCTACCACTATCCCGAGACGCCCGACAGTTTGTGGGCCTCGATCCGCACGACCGACGGCCCGGTATCGTGTCGCCACGTCTACATTCGCGACGGAATACAGGCTCTCGAAAATGTCCGCGCCGGCCTCGGCCAAACTGTCCTCGCGGTGCTCTACGACGCATTTCGCATGTTGCCTGCCTCCATCACACCGGGCTATGCCCTCGGGATGGCTGAGTGGTTGTATTGGTACGGCGAGGCCGATGAGTCGCTGGCACTTGAGGAAATGATGGCCTGCTACGACGTCAAATCGGTGGACGAACTCAAATCGGTAACCGACGTCTTCACGCGATCCCAATTCTTCGACGCGATGCCCGAGTGGGTCGCGCTCCCCAGGCGCGTGCTGACCCGTCGACAGGTTCAGATCGCCGCAAAGCGAGACGACTACGCGCAAGAGGTCGTCGACGCGATGGATTCGCTCTGGAACATCGTTCGTTTCTACGGCCCGTTCGCCGACCTCCGAAGCGAGGACATAGGCGCCGACCCCATCGACTTTGCGCTTCTGGTTCGATGGAGTGACGACGACGAGATAACGCGCGTGGTCGACGATTTCCTGCACCAGGCGGCCGATGGCGACTATGTCACTGCAGGCTCTGTCACCCCGCTGAAAATTGTGGGAGACGAGTTCGCAGAGTGGTTGAAGGCGATGGAATCAACGGCGATGCTCGCGAAAGCCGTCGAGCGCGTTCTCGCGCTGTTCGAGGCCCGGGAACGCCAACTATCCCGAATCATGGTGCGCGTATGAAAACCGTCACGATCAGCCAAGAAGGCGACGACGAGCTCGAGCTTGATTCCGGGTTTCTCTTCTACAAGTCGCGAACCAGCTCGCATATCTACGCCACGCGCCATCCCGCGCGTGTCGTCGACGGAAAGCCGATGCTTCTGGCCGGCACGCCGGTCACGCTCGAGCAGCTGGCCGACATCGCCGAAATCGCTGCGCGCAAGACCAGTTACCGCGGCTTCGTGCACGACCGCGTGATCTACCTCGGCCCGAACAGGCTTGCGTGGTGGGTACCCGCCTGCAGGCGCCAGGTGTGGTTTCAGACGAAGGACAAGATCGGTGAACGCGCCGGCGATGCCAATCACCCGCCATTAGTGTTCATCGTCGATCGTAACGACTGGTCGGTATTCGCGCTGCGCGAGAACGCACGACCGAGCCCGGATACGCGGCTGTACACAGCACCGTACTACAACGTCTGGGAAGACGGGGGCATCTGCGTCGGCAACGTGTCGACTCCCGAGCGGATCGACATGGACAGCATCAAGCCGTTCGAAGACGCGTTCTTTCGAAGCCGCTTTACCCACCCGAACAACAAGCAACTTATCCACAGGCGCGGGGGCGCCGAGCGCCTGTGGCTCGATTTACTCGATGGTGCCGAATTCCCACTTGACCGCCTGATCGACGCGAAGAAAACACTCGCGGAAGCGATCGGCACTACTTCCGACAAGGATTGAAAATGGAAAAGCTGCTCGCCGAATTTCAGGACGCAACCAAAGAGGGCCTGCAGGGAATCGCGGCAGCACTGGAGCGATTCTCGGCCGGGGTCGCCGACGAGATCCGCCGCGCTCAACCGCGCGCGATCGCCGCGGCCGAGGACGACGAAAACCTTCCGCTCGACGTCGCACTGTTCGATAGTGCCCCGATCGTCGCCGTCCCGAAGCATGCCAAGTTCGTGCCGCTGCAGGACGTCGGCCATCGGTTCCTCGCAACCGCCGAAGGCATCTTCGTCGAAGTGCGGCGCCCGTGGCTGCACGTGATCCAGCTGTTGACGAAGCTCCCGGACAATTCGCCGCGACCGCCGTATGGTCTGATCATGCCGAAGATCGAGCTCGCGTTCGGTCGGCTCGGCGTCGCGATCCCGTTCGTTCAGGGCTTCGCCGAGGAAGCGCGCGCGGCGCTGCCGAACGAACACGCGGCATGGATCGTGTGGGATGCCGAGGCGCAAAAGCTCGAATACAAGGCGCTGCACGTCACGACGTCGTCCCCCGGCTCCATCGCGTTCGAACGCCCGGACCTTCCGCCCCACCAGTCGCTCGCGATCGACCTGCACAGCCATGGAACGGGGTCTGCCTTCTTCAGCGGAACCGACGACGCGGACGACGCCGGTGAAGTGAAGATCTCGGGCGTGCTCGGCGGCCTCGGCGACGGCAACACGCCGAGTGTCGCGTTCCGCCTCTGCGTGCTCGGCATCACGATCCCGCTCAAGGTGCCGGCCGAAGCGATCTTCAAGGTGCCGGAGCACGCGTAATGCACATCACGCCCGCTTACTTTCTCGACCGGCGCGTCGATGTCGTGCTAGTCGGCTGCGGTGGCAACGGTTCTCAAATGCTGACCGGCCTTGCGCGACTCAATCATGCATTGACCGCGCTCGGCCACCCGGGCCTGCGCGTGACGGCGTTCGACGGCGATACCGTGAGCGAGGCGAACATCGGTCGGCAAATGTTCAGTCCGGCGGACGTCGGTCAGTTCAAGAGCGTCGTTCTCATCCACCGTCTGAACGCGTTCTTCGGGCTCGACTGGATCGCCCGGCCTGTCCCCGCCGGCCCGCAGGAACTCGTTCACGCCGGGCCCGGCATCACGATCATGTGCGTCGACAGCGCCGCCGCCCGAGCCAAGCTGGCGCCGATCCTCGCTCGCACGTCGACTTACCTGATGGATCTCGGCAACCGCGCGAGCGATGGGCAGGTTGTGTTCGGAAACGCGCGCGGCGACGCCGAAAGCGTTCCGTTGCCATGGCCGTACGACGTTCTCCCCGAACTGATCGACACCTCGGTACCGGAAGACGACACGCCGAGCTGCGGCCTCGCGGAGGCGCTCGAGCGTCAGGAATTGTTCATCAACCAGGCGATTGTCACTCCGGCGCTCGGCATCCTATGGGAGTTCTTCCGGCATGGCCGGCTCACGTGGTGCGGCGCGTTCGTCAATCTGAAGACCGGGCACGTGCGGCCGCTGCCGGTTCCCGAAGCGGAGAACGCTCAATGAGCTTCGAATACATCCGCAAGCACTATGGCGTGCCGGCCGAGCGCGGTCGGCAGGTGAAATGCTACGGCGAGCGCGGAGTCATCGTGAACGCCGACGGCCACTATCTCTGCGTCGTTATCGACGGAGACAAGACCGAGGAGGAGCGCCTCTACCACCCGACTGACCAAGTCGAGTACGGGGAAATCGTCGACACGCCGGTGTTGCGCGAGTGGCGCTGCCTCGCTCCGTGGCGCGACGAGTTCGAATACGAAGCTTGGTTCACCGTCACCGCCAGCACGCGAAGCAAGGCCCGATACAAAGCATTCCTCGACCTCCGCGACGTCTGCGATATGACCGGGAGGGATTTGATCCGGATCCGAGTGCGAGCTTCCCCGAGGTTGAAGCCCGGCCGAGTGGTGAACGTTCCGCCATCCGACGATCCGGACCTCCCGTTCTAGCGAGCCGAGACATGAAATGCCTTGAGCTCGAACTCGTCGGCGGCTTCCACGCCGGCCCGCTGTTCGTGCCTGTGAAACGTCGTCCGCCACTCATCACCTCGGGAAAAACCGCCGGCCGCCGGCGCCGCATGCGCGAACGTCGCGCCATGCCGCCCTGGGTGAAGCTCTCCGACCTGCGCCCGTTCTATCGGGAGGCTCAACGCCTGACGCGCGAGACGGGCGAGTTGCACGTCGTCGATCACATCGTGCCGCTCGATGGCGAAATCGTCTGCGGTCTTCACGTGCCGCACAACCTGAGAGTCACCCATTGGCGCATCAACGCCATCAAGGCGAATCGCTATTGGCCCGATATGCCCTTCGAACAACTAGACATCTCGTTTTCCTGAGGCAGGCCCGTTGTCCAATGTAGTTCTATTCACCCTGGAGCAACCATGCAACAGCAGATTCAACTTCCGCAGACGGCCGAAGGCCAGACCTATCTCTACGGCCGCGTCAACAAGAACGGCGATGTCGAGCACACCGTGCTCATCGCCGTGAACGATGAGCGACTGCCGCACGAACTCCAACGTGAATGGGCGATGAGCGTCGGCGGCGTCCTCTACAACCGCATCGACGCTCTGGTCATATACAACGAGCACCGCAGTCTCGTGAAGACGGCTGGCTATTGGACGGCCGACATCTGTGAATGGGATCCCGCCTTCGCCTGGTGCCAGTACTACCGCACCGGCTACCAGAACCTCGGCCACAAGGGCGTCGAGCTCCGCGGGGTGGCCGTCAGCAGATTCATTGCTTGATTCATTCACTCATTCGATTCAAAAACCGGAGAGCTTTCATGTCGGTAGTCACGTTGGAACACATCAAGACCGAACAGGCGCGCGTCGCCGCGCTGATCGAGCAATACGAAAAGCGGTCGGCCACGACCGAGTATGTCGTCGAGCGAGCGGTGATTCCGCTGTCGGCCGGTGCTCGTCTCGCAGGTCCGATCTTCAAGGAAGACGGCTCGCTCGACTACTACCTCATCCTTCATGCCGATGAGCAAAGCGGATCGCATGACAGCGTGAAGGCATACACCGCCGGGCGCGGGTGCAAGACCCCGAACAAGCGCGAAGGCCGCCTGTTGCAAGCCGCGTTCCCCGAGTTCTGCGCCGAGGGAAGCATGTGGCTCGAGGAAGAGTACGAGGAAGACTCCGCCTTCGCCTGGTGCCAGGACTACGGCCTCGGCTACCAGATCTACTACCACAAGAGCGTCGAGCTCCGCGGGGTGGCCGTCAGCAGATTCATTCCTTCGGTAATCTGATCATTTAATCCACCATGGCCCTTCACACCGAGCTTGATGTGTACAAGACAGGCTATGACCTTCTCACCAAGGTCACCGGCATGGTCAAGAACATGGAACGTTCCTTCAAGCGGCTCATCGGCGAGGAAATTGTCGATGAAACGAAAAAGCTGCTGCTCCTGGTCTATCGGGCGAATGTTGCCGACGACAAGGTGCCGCACATCTCGATGCTGATCGAGCGCGTCAAGCTCGTCGAAATGCTGTTTCGGCTCTCGTGGGATATGAAGGAAATCACGGATCGTCAGTATTGGGCCGTGATCCGCCTAACCGAGAGCATCGCGAAGCAGGCGGTAAGGTGGAGGGAATGGGCCGCACGTCGCCAGTCTCATGGAGGGTCGCGCCGCCATGACAGAGCACCGATTTAATCTGGTCGTGCCGCTGGCTCACAAAGCCACCGCCATGCGCAATGAGGATACCAGTCGCCGACGTGCGGATAGGTCCAGCGCAGTTTCTCCGCTGATCGGCGAGGGCCTTCAGCAGAGCGACGTAGATAGCACGATAGGTCCGCCTACGCCTGGTACCAGAACTACAACAACGGCAACCAGAACAACAACCACAAGAGCGTCGAGCTCCGCGGGGTGGCCGTCAGCAGGTTGGATCGAGCGGCAAGATGGATTCTCTGGCGCCGAGCTCGTCGCGGCATACCGCGACTGCCGGCGCACAAAACGAAATACCGGAAGCGCCCTTGCGTTCGAAGCGAATCTCGAACGCAACCTGGCATCCCTGCACGATGAACTCGCGGACGGTAGCTATCGGCCCGGGCGGTCAATCTGTTTCGTCATCACCCGACCGAAGCCGCGCGAAGTTTGGGCGGCTGCGTTTCGAGATCGCATCGTGCACCATCTGCTTTACAACCGGATCGGCCCGCGCTTCGAGCAGTCATTCATCGCCGATTCGTGTGCATGTATCAAGGGGCGCGGCACGCAATACGCCGCACAGCGCCTCGAGGCGAAAGTGCGATCGATCACGCAAAACTGGTCGAAGCGCGCGTTCTACCTGAAGTGCGATCTCGCGAATTTCTTTGTCAGCATCGACAAGCGAATCCTGCTCGAGCTGTTGCTCGCGAAGATTTCAGAGCCCTTCTGGCGCTCGCTGACCGAAACCGTGCTCATGCACGATCCGCGAGACGACTACGAGTACCACGGCGCCCCTGCCATGATAGACCTCGTTCCGCCCCATAAACGGCTACTCGAACAGGCCGCGCACCTTGGGCTACCGATCGGCAACCTGTCAAGCCAGTTCTTCGCAAACGTCTACCTTGACGTACTCGACCAGCGGGCGAAGCACGCGCTCGGCGCTCAGCACTACATCCGATACGTCGATGACTTCGTATTCCTGCACGATTCGCCGGCACGCCTGAACGAGATCCTCGCCGATGTCACGGATTTCCTGCCGGAACGGCTCGGCGCTCGGATCAACCCGCGCAAAACCATTCTGCAGCCGATCGACCGAGGAATCGACTTCGTCGGCCAAGTCATTAAGCCATGGCGCCGAGAGACGCGAAAGCGCACCCGCAACGAAGCCCTGCGCCGCGTGGCCGAGACGGCGCCCGGCGATCTGATGCAAGTCGCGAATTCGTATTTCGGGCTGCTGCGCCAAGCAACCGCCAGCCATCAAGATCGTGTGCGGCTGGCGAACCGGTTGCGGTCACTCGGCAAAGCCGTCGACCGCGATTTAACCAAGACTTTCCGAGGGCCACCATGACCGTCTACGTCGACGACATGTACCTACACCCGATCGGCGAATTCAAAACGAAGAGCGGGCGCGTCTACAAAATGTCGCACTTGATCGCGGATACCACCGACGAGCTGCTTGCCATGGTCCGCGCGATCGACGTCAACCCGAAGTGGATTCAGCATCGCGGCACGCGTGATGAGCACTTCGACATTGCAATGAGCAAGCGCGCCGCCGCGATTGGCGCCGGCGCGGTCCCGATCTCTTTCGAGCAGTGCGGAGCGATGAACAAGCGCCGAAAGGTCACGGGATCGCTCGGTTCACCCGACGATGCTGTCGAATGGCTCGAGCAGTTCGTCGCGGCGCGCCGCGAGGCACGGACTGCCGCGACCAACACCCAGAACACCACGGAGCCTCAATCATGAGCGAAGCACCGAAACGCGCCGTCCAGTTCGAGGCGGCGATCCAGGCAGATACGCCCCAGAACCTGGCGGACGCGCTGACCGATATGGCCGCGCTCATCGCCGCCGGCGAAATGCCGGTGCGGTCGATCGGCGGCGGCGTCTACACCAGCCACCACTGCACGTTGGTCGTCGCCGATCATCCGACGCATAAGGAATACGTCGAGCAGCTGAACGACTATCTGCGGAGGGCCTAAAGGTGAATGAACAGGACGAAACCGCCCTCACCCTTCAGCAAGTCGCCGAGCGGATGCAGCTTTCGTATAGCACCGTATTTTCGATGCGCAAGCAAATCGGATTTCGATTGCCGGGCTCGCGCGTCTGGCGCGTCTGGCCGTCTCGACTTGCCGGGTTATCAGAAAAACGCAACAATCTGACCCGGCTATCGCTGCGGGTCGGTGGAGAAAATGGATGTCAATCCGCAGACGTAAAGGCTCCGGGGTCTGGTTTATCGACCTCCGCGCGCCAAGCGGCGAAAGAATTCGCCGCTCTACTGAAACAACGGACAGGCGGGCAGCGCAGGAATACCACGACCGGCTAAAGGCCGATCTGTGGCGGCAAGACAAGCTGGGGGAAGTGCCAGATCGCATTTTCGAAGAGGCTGCAATGCGATTTCTGAAGCTATGCGAGGGGCAGCGCGACTACGCCGGGAAGCTTCGGCACGTCACTTACTGGGGCGAACGATTTCTCGGACGCTCAATCCGGGCCATTACGGCCGACGAGATTTTCGACGCCCTCCCAACGCATCGACTTATCAAGGGAAAGCCGGCGCGGCCGCTCGAGCCCGGTACACGGAACCGATACATCAACACCATCCGGCGCTTGCTGAATTTGTGCCAGGAGTGGGGGTGGATCGACCGAGTGCCAAAGCTCCAGCGGTTCGAGGAGCCGGATGTTCGGGTACGGTGGGAACCGCCCGAGGTAATCGCCAAGATGATCAACGCGTTGCGTCTGCCGTGGATGCGTGACGCAGCGATCGTGGCCGTAGCGACCGGGATGCGCGAGTCCGAACTTTTCGGCCTGCGCGTTGCTCAGTTGGACCTCGCGCAGTGCAATGCATGGATCACGCATGAGGGAGCGAAGTCGAAGCGTGCGCGGTCGGTGCCGCTGAACGAAGATGCGATGAGCGTCCTCGCGCGGCGGGCCCAGACGGCAACGGATCTCGTTTTCACGCGCGGATACACGCGTGGCGACGGGCCGCCTAAGCTAATCGGGCAGATCGACAAGCGGGATTTCGCGCAGGCGTGCAAGATGGCCGGGATGGTTGACTTCAACTGGCACGATTTGCGGCACACTTGGGCGAGCTGGCACGTACAGCGCGGCACACCGCTGATGGTACTGAAGGAGCTTGGCGGCTGGGAGACGGTTGCGATGGTGCAAAAGTACGCGCACCTTGCGCCGAGCCATCTGGCGCAGCATGCTGGGACGGTCACGTTTTGGGCGCATTCAGTCGAGCAGAAAGAAAAAACGCCGCTGTCGGAAGCGGCGCAATCGCTTGCTGCATAA